TAACCCCAAGCCTTGCACGTGACATCATTGAAGGGATTAACGCCAAACTCCGCGAAATGGTCGCAAGCGGTTATCTATTGGGTGGTACATGTTGGCTTGATCCTGTAATCAACAGTGCAACCGTTCTAAAATCAGGCAAGTTTTATATCGACTATGACTATACCCCTGTACCTCCACTAGAAAACTTACAACTTCGTCAGCGCATTACAGATCGATACCTTGCTGACTTCTCATCAAAAATTACAGGATAAACGTAAATGGCTTTACCTAGAAAACTCAAGTTGATGAACCTTTTTAATGAAGGTAATTCATATTGTGGCCAAGTCTCAGAAGTGACTCTATCTAAGCTCTCGCAAAAAATGGAGAACTGGCGTGGCGGTGGCATGATGGGCAACGTCAAAATTGATATGGGTCATAACGATGACATGAACGAATTGTCATGGAAATTGGGAGGCTTAGATCTCAATGTCTTAAAACAATTCGGTGCAGTTAAAGTCGACAGCTATGGCCTACGCTTTGCTGGTTCATATCAGCGTGACGATACAGGCGAAACCACCAGTGTCGAAATTGTAGTGCGTGGTCGTCATGAAGAGATCGACATGGGCAATGCAAAAGCTGGTGATGCCACAGAACACAGCATCAAAACAATCTGGACGTACTACAAACTTTCTATCGATGGCAAAGAAGTTATCGAAATTGATATCCCGAACTGCATCTTCAAAGTCGATGGTGTCGACAAATATGCAGAACACCGCAAAAACATTGGTCTTTAAATTTAACGCTCATACTTGGACAAAATAAATGACAACTGAACAACAGCAAAACAACCTTGAAGCAATCAACTTAGATTTACAAACCATTGAACTCGATTCAGATATTCAAATTGCTGGGCAACGCTTGGAAAAATTAGAGATCCGCAAGCCAAATGCTCAAGCCCTTTCTGGGGTAAAAATTGTTGATCTGTTACAGGGCGATGTCAATGCGGTTTTAAAAGTACTACCACGTGTCAGCAACCCAACACTGACCACCCAACAAGTAAACCAATTAGAGCCGTCTGACATTGCTCAGGTAGGCGGTGCATTAATGCTTTTTTTGCAACCGAAATCACAACGTGCGGAACTTTTACGCCAACAGTAGACGATGCCATCGCAAATATTGCGGTGGTCTTTCATTGGCCACCGCAAGTTTATAAAGACATGTCACTTATCGAATTAATGCAGTGGCATCAAAAAGCCCTCGAACGTAATGGAACAAATGACGAAGAATGAAAGCCTTAAAACTTGAAGTCCTATTCGGGGCAAGAGATCGCCTTTCTCCTGCATTAAAAGCGATGATTGGTGGCAGTACTGCCACCAATCAAGCCTTAAAGAAAATGCAAGACCAACTTAAAAGCCTACAAGCCCAACAAAAACAGCTTGAAGGATATGAGAAACAAAAAACAGCTATCGCACAAAATAGCACCGCTTTGCTTGAACTAGAACAACGCATGGCACAGCTTAAAAATGAGATGGCGAATAATAAGTTTAAGCACTACAGCGAACAGCTTAAAACAGCACAGAAAGCCTTAGAGACAACAGATCAGAAACTAAAACAGCTTCAAAACAATCAGCATAAAGTCGATGGTTTTTTTACCCAAAAACGTGCCATTTTAGAGACCACTAAAAGCTATGAGGCTTTGCAAAACCATATTCAAAAGCTTCAGCAAGAAATGCGTCAAAATGGCAGTGTTAAGCTCACACAAGAATTTAAAAAAGCAACAACACAAGCAGATCAGCTTAAAACGACCCTTCTTGAGCAAAAACAAGCATTACAGCTCACACGGACGGAATTAAGCAGTGCTGGTATTCAGACCAAAAACCTTACACAAACACAGATTAATTTACGCCAGCAGATTGACCAGGCAAACAGTGCCATTACACGCTATAAAAAAAGTGTGGCAGAACTTGAACAACAACAGCAAAAAGAAAAAAGAGCACTTGATGATTTAAGTAAACAGCTTAAAAGTACAGAAGCAAGTGCTTCAAAACTCACAAATACCTTAGATACACAAAAGTCAAAACTCAAACAACTCGAAGAAGGATTAAAAGAAACAGGGTTATCCTCAAGTGGCCTTGCAAGCCAGCAAAGCCGATTAAAAGAGCAGATTACTGAAACAAACCAGTCTTTAGATAGTCAAAAAACTAAATTGGCCAATTTAAATCGAATACGTGAAAGCAGTAATCATATTAAGCAAAATGCTCAGATAGCAGCTGCATATGGCACAGGAATGGTCGCAACAGGAACAGCAAGCGCTTATGCATTAACAAAGCCAGTCAATGAAAGTAAAAACTATGAAATTGAAAAAAATCGAATTGGCGCATTAAATGTCGGTGAAAAAAATACCGATGGTATTATTAAATTTTCTAATGCGCTGAAAACATTCGGGACAAGTAAAACCGAAAACCTTGCACTTTCTCGTGATGCCCTGACCATTTTCGGGGGAGACCTTCATCATGCAGAAATGGCCACCCCAATGCTAGCAAAAATGAAATTTGCGAATGAAACAATGTATGGGCATGAGCAAGGGGCTGAAAATGAAAAAAAATTCATGGATACCCTCAAGGTTGTTGAATTACGCGGTGGTTTAAAAAATGAGGCAGCCTTTAAAGAACAAGCCAATATGTTGCAACAAGTGATTACTGCTACAGGAGGTCGTGTACAAGCAGAAGAATGGCTTAACTTTGTTAAAACTGGGGGACTGGCTGCAAAAGGGGTCGATAACAAAGCATTCTATTATAAGTTTGAACCTATCGTACAAGAGATGGGAGGGTTTAGAACAGGAACGGCACTTATGTCTGCCTACCAAAACTTATATCAAGGAAAAACAACACAAAAAGCCGTTAGAGCCTTAGATCACTATGGTCTAGTCGAAGATCAAAAGAAGATCCACCACAATAAAACAGGTGATGCTTCCTACATGGATATTGGAGCGGTTAAAGGTGCAAAACTTCTTAAATCAGATCCGATCCAATGGATGGAAAAAGTTTTATTACCACAGTTAGCAAAGCAAGGAATTACAAGTAAAGATCAAATTCATGATGCAATTGGAAATATATTTTCAAACCGTACCGCATCAAATTTATTCTCAACGATGTACGATCAACTCGACAACATACACAAAAATTCTAAACTTAATGAAAATGCTGAAAATATTGATCAATTAAGTGCACGTGCACAAAATACGACAGTTGGTAAAGAACTTGATGCTAAAGCTAAATTACATAACGCATATTTAGAGCTTGGAGACAAAATATTACCGATCTATAGCCAAGCACTAGAGTTCGCCACAGATAAATTACAGATACTTACCGACTGGATGGGTAAAAATCCAATGCTTGCAAAAGCGCTAGGGGTTGGCCTATTGGTTATCGCAACAAACCTACTCGCAATTGGTGGGTTGCTGGTTATATTCTCCCCTCTGATTGCTGGCATGATGACGTTAAAACTACTTATGCTATCCGCCAGTACAGGGGGACAAGCATTAGGACTCATGGCAAAAGCTTTGCTTAGTCCATTCACTTTAATGAAAAATTTAGTCATTGGTTTTGGACAAGCTTTACTTTGGTTGGGTAGAACAATGTTGGCTAATCCTATATTGCTTGCCATTACTCTCATTGCCGTTGCAGCCTACGCCATTTATAAAAACTGGAAACCCATCAAAGCATTTTTTCTTGAATTATGGAGTGGAATAAGTAAGTGGGCGAATAGTGCATGGCAATCCATCACACAAAGTGCAAGTAATGCCTGGTCTATGATTATCGCGAACTGGTCATCAATTAAAGGATTCTTTGCAGATGTTTGGAATAGTGTTGCTCAGTCAACCAGTGACGCATGGAATAGCATCTATAGCTTTTTTAGCCCTATAGGCACGTGGTTCTCAAACCAGTGGAATACTGTCAAAACAGGTGCAAGCGATTTATGGCAAAGCGTAAAGAGTGACGCTAGCGATGCATGGACTGGTATTTATAATTTCTTTAATCCAATGGGTGACTGGTTCTCTGAAAAATGGGCAATTGTTAGAGATGGTGCAAGCGATGCATGGGAAACGATAAAGACAGGCGCTGGCAGTGTATGGGATAAAATCACAGAAACCTTTTTCCCCCTAGAAGAATGGTTTTCAAAACGTTGGGAAGAAATCAAAAATGTATTTAATGGTGGAATCACTGCCATAGGTGCAGTGATCTTAAACTGGTCACCCATTGGTCTATTTTATAAAGCCTTTCAAAAAGTCATGGACTGGTTTGGCATTGAACTTCCGACTACGTTTACAGGCTTTGGAACAATGATTATAGACGGACTAGCGTCTGGTATAGAAAAAGGCTTTAATCGACTAAAACCTTTGTGGGAAAAAATTAATAGTTGGATGCCTGACTGGTCACGTAAAACAATAGATATCAGTTCTGCTTCCCCCCTCATGACAGGTTCAAAACGATTTATTTCCAATGGTTTCAATATTGGCAATCTAGGAACTTCTTTAGCAAAAGAAAAGCCGAATACACCGCTTAATCTATTTAATCAAGCCTCACAAATTGATCTTTCAAATAAGGTTCATAGTAGCGTACAGGCCATTAAAGAAGTGGCTATAGAGCCAATTATCGCCAAGATACGTCCAATCAACCTCAGTAAACCGAATACTTCACCACGTGTTCCTCAACAAATCACCGAGGGAGATATCAATATTCAGATTCATGCTCAGCCAAACCATTCCGTACACGATATTGCCAATCTAGTCAGAAGTGAAATGGCCAAACTAAAACGCGCACAGAATGCTCAGCAACGTACAGCTTATTACGATACGGAATAAAAAAAATGATGATGATCTTTGGAGTATTTATATTTTCACTCAAAACGGCCAGTTATGAACAGTTACAACGAAAAACCGCGTGGAGACATGCCAGCAATGCACGTGTTGGAGATATGCCAGTCTCTCAGTTCTTAGGTCGTGGCGATGATACCATCACATTAAACGGCTCAATTGTTCCAGAATTCGGCTCTCAGTTAAGTATTTCAGCACTCCGCATTATGGGGGATACAGGAACATCATTCCCCTTAATTAACGGAAATGGGAAAGTATATGGCCTTTACCGTATCGATGACTTACAAGAAACACAGACCTATTTTTTTAAAGATGGAACACCTAATAAAATTGATTTTTCAATCACAATTACTCAGATCATGAAACCAGGTACTTTAGTCGGCAACAAATTGGGTCAATTGGTAGGCTTACTATGAGCGTTTCCCTTCACTCTATTGTTGATGATGCACTTCATCGCTCCCCTACCCCGATTTTTAAACTGGAAGTCGATGGGGTAGATATTACATCTAAAATTAACAATCGATTAATCAATTTGAAAATTGAGAATAAACGAGGGTTAGAAACGGACACATTGGATCTAGAGCTTTCGGATCATGATGGAATGCTAGAAATCCCTCCAAAAGATGCACTTATTGCGGTATGGCTTGGATGGTCAAATTCAGGCTTAGTCTACAAAGGCAATTACATCGTTAAAGAAATTGAACATTCTGGACCGCCAGACGTTCTTCATATTCGCGCGACCAGTGCAGATATGAAAACCGCTTTTAAACAGAAAAAAGAGCGCAGTTTTAACAATATTAGTTTAGAAACACTACTCACCCTCATTTCATTAGAACAAAGTCTAGATCTTGCCATCGACCCAAAACTTGGCAGTGAAACCATTGTACATTTAGATCAAAATGAGTCAGATGCAAATTTAATTATTCGGCTTGCAGACGAATACGATGCCCTCGCTACCGTGAAGAACAATACACTCCTTTTTATGCCCACTGGACAAAGTAAATCAGCTTCAGGAAAACAGCTCCCTACCATGTGGATACAGCGAAAAAATGGTGATCAACATCACTATAGCTTTAGTTCAGGTGGGGAAGAAGTTTCAGGGGTCAAAGCCTTTTACTACGATACAGAACTTGCTAAAAAACTCGAAGTTATTGTCGGAGATGAAAGCAATACAAACATTAAAGAACTAAGGCACATTCATCGAGATAAAAAGTCAGCAACTTTCGCAGCTAGATCAAAACTTAACTCCTTAAAACGCAACTCGGCAACAATGAGCTACCATCTCGCTAAAGGTGATCCGAACATCATTCCAGAAATGACATTTCTATTTTATGGATTTAAAGCAGATATAGACGATATCTATTGGCTTGGGACAAGCGTTACAGATACTTTAGACAACTCAAGTGGCTATACAACAGACTTAACACTTGAAGTTTTTTTTCCAGATGCAGACGATGTCACAGAATTATTCGAAGACCAGTTCGAGAAAGAAAAAAACCAAAAATGGACAGGTGTAGCCGTTTATTATCAAGATGGAAATAATGCCATAAGACTCACCAAAGGCGACCAGGCACACGTCAAAGAGTTCACATATTTATATTATTCAAAACTTGCAGCACAGCAACGCTTAGATCGTGAATATTCACTGTTAGACTTAGAAACAGGAAAGTTTAAATCACATAATCAAATCGATATGAAGTCCTACACAGGCTTAAAAACGTTCTATTCAACCGATCAAGGTAAAATACGGCATGTTGTGACGTATGGCAACCAGTCAAATCCTAAGGTCATAGACCATGTATATCACAATAAGAAAGCAGCAGAAAAGCGCTTAAGGCGTGACTATCCACGCCTTAATGCTAAACAAGATATGG